AAAAAAGTAAATTTCTACAAGCTAGTATTTTCAATGCCTGTAGGGTTTTTAGAAAATAATTAGTATTTATTTTCCAATGTTATGAAAACGTTTTCTACGGGGGTGTTTAATCTGAAAACTAGTGTTTTCAATGCTTTCAGCCCATTATGTTACTAAACAAACTATATAATAACTATACCTAAACTACATACAAATCACCCAAAATCATACAAAATCACCCACAATCCAGCAAATCACAAATATAAGCACACCCCTATACCTATTGCAATGCAACAACTCTAGCTTTTTTACTTAATATTTATTTAGCCTTGTGGCGTCTGAACCTTTATCAAATAATTAAGACAATCTTATCTTGAATTAAATTTATTTTTTTAAAATATTCTGATTTTTCTGAATTTACTTTACCATTCTAAAGTTTTTTATGGTATAATGTATTTAAAGGAAAATAGTTAAGTATTATTCCAAGGGACACCCCATTATATACGCTGCACGTAATACTTGAAAGATTTTTTTTAAAAACATGAAGTAAAAAAAAAGACAAAATGTGTTTTAAACTCTATAAAACATTGAAATATCAATATGTGTGTCATTATTTTATTGTAAAATTTTAAATAAAAGATGCTATATTTTGAAGAGATTTAAATAAATTTTAGCGTAAATATAAGGCAAATTCACTATAGAAGATACAAATTGCTGCTAATAAGCCTTGTGGCGTTTGAACCTTCGATATTATTAAGAAAGCGAGGTAAAATATGATTGAGTACTAAAAATGAAAATACATTACAAAAAAAATATATAGAAATTAAATCCAAACTAGATTATTCCCTAGTTAGATATGAAGATAGATTAAAATTAGTAAAAGAAATTTTGAAAATAGAAAAAATAAATGGGGTTGAATTTCCTGAAGATTTTTGGTTAGGTCTATTTGAGCAAAGTATTGACGAAAGCACTGGATTGGATAATTCACCTATTAGGGTCTGCTTAAATCAAAATGATGATTTATATACAGGTTCATTTACTGCTACCCTATTAGAAACCATTAGTTCATATTTAATAAATACACCAGAACTAAAAAAAGAAGATGATAGGATTAAGATTTATCACACAAAGGAAATGTTTGATAGAGCCTTACAGGAGGAAGAAAAAGTCAAAGAACTTATGTTGAATAAAGATGGTGAGGATAAAGTTGATTTTGCTATATTCACAAGACAAAAGAACTATAAAAAATCAAAAGATATAGAGATAAAAGAAAAAGATATTAAAAAAAGCAAGACTCTAACTGATTACAATAACTTCTTAGAGTATCTTAAATCAGAAAGAAAAATGTATTCAAACTTAAAAGCTTCAAAAAAACGTTTGCACTCTTCAGACCTTAGAAGATTAAAGATTATAAATAGACTGATATTCATAACTAAAAAAGATATGGTTGATGTTTATATGTCAGAACATAAGCCTATAAGATTTAAAAATCCTTTAAAAGACAATGGTTCACCAGATTGGAATTATTTAGATATGATGGATTCTTCAATAATAAAGCTTTTACTACCCATGGTTAAAAGTGATGATATAGGAGATGATTTAAATATAATCTTAATGGATTTAGATACATTAATTAAACACACTAATTTTACAGATAAACAGAAAGAAATTTTGTCTTTGTATAGAGATGGTTGTTCAGTTTCAATCATAGCTGAAAAATTAGATACCACAAGACCTAATGTATCTCAGATATTAAACTCAGCTGTTAAGAGAATTACTAATCAATATTATAAAGAATACGAGGATTGGTATTATCTTAATGTCTGTAAAGGTAACTATGGCGTCTGTTCTGCTTGTGGCTGCATTAAGCTGAAATCACAACTTAAAAGAAAAAGACGAGAAAGCAAGAAAGGATTTTGCGATAAATGTTATGAATTAATATAAATTAAATCTAAAAATATTAAATTGCAAAATTAGATTAACAAATTGGGGAGTTACACTAATTAATTATATAGAGGGTAATATGTAAAGGAGGTAAATATGAGGTCAAAAACGATATCCTCAAAATTTTTAAAAAGGTATATTAAAGATATGATTCACAAAGAATGTAATCTTTTTTTGAGCGACAGGGACTTAGATAAGATTTTTGATAGTATTGAATATGGTATTAAAGAACTTATTGTTTCAGGCTATTCATTTAAATTATTTGGAATCAGATATGATGCTGAACAAATGCCTCCTGTGGTTTATAAAGATGTTAGAGATGGCAACATCAGATTAAGTAAATCATATTCAAAACTAAAGGTAAAACCCTGTATTAATTTACAAAAGGAATTAAAAGATAGGACAAAATATGATTCTACAAGAGAACCTAAGTTATTAGGTCTAAAGAAAGAGGAATTACCAGAATATATATTAAGAAAATTGGAGGGATAATTATGGAAAATATAAAGATGAACATACATGAAGCTTTAGCAAAGAAAAAACTTTTAGATAAAAGGATAAAAAAGGAAATAAATAACTCTACATTTTGTTCGATAAGAAAAAAGGGTAAAGATGTAGTTTTTGAAGGTGAAAAATATTCAGATTTTAACAGTAATGCAAAAGCAAACCTTCAGAGGATAAACGATTTAATATCTCTAAAAAATAGAATAAGCAAGGAAATAATATTATCTAATGCAATAACAGAGGTTACTATAGACGGTAATACAATGACTGTTGCTGAGGCTATAGATTTAAAAAATCAAATGCCTATATATAAGCTCTTCCTTGACTGTTTGAAGAGTGATTTTGCAAATGCTTCCGGAAATTTATTAGATGAAAATTCTGATATAAAAGATAAAGTGGCTGAAATGTCTAAAGTATTAATTGGGTCAGAAAAGAATAATACAAAAGATTCCGAAAAGTTGATTAAGGCTTTTGAGGAAGATAACTTTTATGAACTTGTTGACCCTATAAATATCAAAGAGGAAATCAGAAAGTTGGAAGATTTTATAAATGGATTTGAGGCAAATGTAGATTTTGCTCTATCAACATCTAATGCTATCACGTCCATAGAAGTTATTGGTTAAAATTAAAATTTAATATTTTGTGTCGGGTTTGCGAAAACCTATACTTATATCCCTTTGACTAGAGGTTGCATAGTCTAATAGAAGAAAACTAAAGATAGATTCTGGCAGAAAAATTTGACGGAAGCCTAAAATTAAAAGAAAAGTTTAAATTCTAAAATTCAAGCCTCAAGTTTTAAGTTTTAAATTTCAAGTCCTAAAAAGATTAAGTTATAAATATAAAATTTCGTATAAACCCTTGAGAATGGTTCAGCAATGATATAATTGGCTAAGGAAATCCACAAGGCTGCAAATCCGACACGTTATTATATATGCATATACTAGGGCTATATACTGCCCTCCTGAACCTCTCCTCCTTACTATATATGTTATTAAGAGTATATAGTCCTAATATATGTATATATGGGAATATGCAGAGATGCGAACAAGCCTCTTAACAATGCTCACTTGTCCGTAGATAATATAAGTTAGAAATAACATAACTCATTAGCCTTATTATCGAAAGTTGAGGTGATTTACTAGCTTATATTAAAAATATCGGTGTAGCTCAGTCGGTAGAAGCACTTGACTTTTAATTAAGATGTCATGGGTTCGATTCCCATCACCGATACCATAAAAAAAATAAGGAGAAAAAAATGGCTAAGACAAGTATAAAATCATCTACAACAAAAGGCACTCTGATTTATGTAGGTGAAGAACTAATGTTCCACGAAACAGATAAGAATGGTAATGTAATAAATGAAATTCCTTTAAAAGATTTTTTCAATGATTACATCAACCAAGCTGGAGTAACGATTAACATAGGATACGATAGAGAATTTTAACAATGTCTGAAGAGCAACCTAATTAGGTTGCTCTTTTTGGATAATAAGGAGAAAAAAAAGATGGAGAAAAAAAAGATAATAGATTTAATGCTTGGAAAACTTAACAGAGAGCATTCTGATTCATGGGAAGAAATATCTGAAAAAACAGGTCTTAATTTTACAGCTGACCATGTAAGAAAGATGTCTTATGGTGTAAAACTATATGATGAATATCTTGAAGAAGAAAGTTTAAAAAACAAGAACTATCATGATGATATTTATCATATAGAAGAAAAAATACTAGAGTTAAAAAAAAATAGAAAACAAATACAAGACGAAAGAACTTTAGCAAATAAAAAGATACGCTCTCTTTCAAGAATTGAAGATTTTATAAACTTAATGAGAGATGAGCTTGAAATATTAGCTTATGAAAAACCTCTTGAAGTTTTTAAATCACCACAAGAGGAAGATTCACATAATGTTGGGGTGTTACTTTTATCAGATATACATTATGGTATTGGTATTAATTCTTCAATTAATATTTACGATGAAGATATTGCCTTTACTAGACTTAATTACTTGATTGATAAAGTTTTAGATTATTGCACAACACATAATATAAATCACTTATATGTATATGAATTAGGAGATACCATATCGGGACACATACACAACACTCTTAGATTAGAAAATAGAATGAATGTGGCAAGACAAATAATTGGTGCTTCTGAGTTGATATCTAGGGCATTGTATAGGTTGTCCGAAAAAATGAATAAGGTAACCTTTACTATGGTTGAGGGTAATCATGACAGAATCATGCCAAAAAAAGACGATAACCTAAATGAAGATAGTTTTTCAGCATTGATTCAAGAGTTAATAATTCATAGAACATCAAACATTACCAATCTTCAAATTATACAAAGCATCGGGAAGACGCTTACAAGTTTGGGTATTATGGGATTTAATTGCGTTGGTGTTCATGGAGATAAAGATAAACCACAGTCAGCCATAGAGAACATTACAGCCATAACAGGAAAGATACCAGATTATGTATTTATGGGTCATTTTCATAACGCAAATGAATTTACTGTTAATCAGTCTGAGGTTTTGGTTAATGGGTCTTTTAGCGGTGCTGATGAATACGCATATAATCTTAGGAAAAACTCTAAACCAGTTCAGAAATTTATGGTATTTAACAATCAAGGAAAACTATGTACTTATAATATAAATTTATCGTTGGGATAATACCCAACAACATCAGCATATGAATCTTATATGCTGATGTTGTTGCTTAGATTAAGCAACTGCTTTTTTTTCTCCTCACATAATTATGGGGCTGGAAACAGCTCCTATATTATGTGTAGTTTAATTAGAAAGGAAGTGAGAGGATGGAAAAACAAAACAGAGATAAGATAAACCCCGAGTACTCCTCTATTTCAAAATGTGGTGCTTGTAAAGAAGATAAGATTATGGCTGAGTATTATTGGGTTAATAACACACTGTATAACTCAGAAGGGTACTTCCCTATTTGTAAAAGTTGTTTGAACAAAAGATATAGAGAACTTATTAATATGTATGATGGGGATTTTATGATGGCACTAATGCATATTTGTTTAAACTTTGATTTTCCTTTTAATCTTGAGTTCGCTAAAGAAGTAATGTCAAACAAAGAACCAGATTTAACATTTCCTAACTATATAGAGGGAATGATGAAAAAAGCTGGTAGACGAGGGGCTTTCTCAAACAGAAAAGAAACAGTAATGTCAATCAAAGAATACTCTGAAAAATGTAGTTCAGCAGGTATTGGTATTGATGATGATATAAATAAATTTAAGGTTACAAAAGATATGATAAAACGTTGGGGAACAAACTATAATAAAGCTGATATATATATATTAGAAAATCAGTATAATGAATTAATAAATTCGTTTTCAGGTAGTTCTCCTATAGAAAAAAATCTATATATGCACTACTCTTTAAATGAGTTAGCTATAAGAAAAGCAAGAGAAGTAGGAGACCAAAAAACTGTAAATGGTATAACAAAGATACAGCAGTCAATAATGAATGATGCTAGATTAAAACCTACTCAAGACAATTCAGCACAGTCTGATGATGTTTTAGTAGGTATGTTTATAAAAGGTATTACAGAAAACGCTCCACTGATAACAAAAGATTCAAAATATAGTGATGTTGACGAAATTGAAAAGTTAGTTCAAAAAGAAATGATATCAACAATGTATAAATCATTGGGGGTATTGAAATAATGCCTAAAAACAATAAAGATTGGGAATTTTACACTAAAGTAAAAAAGAGAAGGACTATTCACCCTAATAAACAAAAAGCCTATGAAAAATCTCTAAGTGAGTGGGTTGTGTTTTGGAGAGAAAATCCACATAGATTTGCACAAGACTATCTAGGTATTAGACTTAAATGGTTTCAAGAGTTAATTTTGTATGAATTTGATAAAAAAACTAACTCCATATTCATAGGAACAAGAGGTGTCGGTAAATCTTTTTTAATAGCATTATTTGCTTGTTGTATGGCTATACTCTACCCTAATTCAAAGATAGTTATCGTGTGTGCGACAAAGGGGCAGGCAATAGAATTGATTAATTCTAAGATAGAAAAAGAATTATGCAATATGTCTGTAATGCTTAGAAAAGAGATTAAGGATTTTGAATCGAAACAAGATGAGAAAACAGTCCGTTTTAAGAATGGTTCATTTATCACTGCAACAAACGCAAGTGTAAATAGAAGAGGTAAAAGAGCAACTATTCTTATAGTTGATGAGGCTGTGCAGTTAGACAAACTGATATTAGAACAGGTATGTCAACCATTTCTTAATAATATACCAGAATATAGTTATAGGAGAAATCCTAAATATAGTAATTATTCTGAATATGAAAATAAAACAATTTATCTAACCTCAGCATGGTTAAAAGCACATTATTTTTACCAAGATTATTATATTCCCTTTGTAAAAAAAATGGCAAATGGAAAGGATAATTTTGTTATTAATATTCCTGTAGCAACATCTATTAGAGAGGGCTTGATAAGTGAATCAAGAGTTGAGGAACTTAAAGAACAAATGGATTCTATAAGTTACCTAATGGAAACAGAGGCAGTATTTTTTGGCGAGAATGCCAATGCTTTTTTTAACTTAGATGAAATAGATAAATGTAGAAGAATAACGAATGTTTTCTATCCACCAACCTCAGTGGATTGGATAAATGAAAAATCAAAACAAGTTAAGTCTTGGGATATACCTAAAGTAGATGGTGAAATAAGAGTTTTATCTGCTGATATAGCACTACAAGCTGGTGCAAAAAACGACAACTCTATATATAGCTTACTTAGACTTATACCAAAGGGTAAGACTTGGAAAAAAGAACTTGTTTGTATGGAATCATATAACGGGCTTCAAGCTGAATTTCAAGCACTTAGATTAAAGCAACTTTTTTATGACTTTGGTTGCGATAGAATGATTATAGATGCTCATGGTATAGGTATGACAGTTTATAATGAGTTAGAAAAAGAAATATATGATAACGAGAGAGGGGTAACCTACCCTGCTTGGACTTCTTACAACAAAGACGGGGACACAGAATTTAATGAAACGGATAGTGATGGAGCATTAGCTATAATGTATGCTATGAAAGCCACATTGGAATCAAATCATGAAATGGCTATGAAGTTAAAATCTGATTTTATGAGTAATAAACTTTTGTTACCAGATAACGATATAAATGCAAAAGAATTACTTAATGACACAATCGGTTTATCTTCTTTATCCGGTGAGAAACAAGCAAAATACCTAGCTCCTTTTGCTCAGACTACTCTTTTGGTTGGGGAGCTTGTGAACTTAGCGTATGATATATTGAATGGTAAAGTAAAAATAAAAGAAAAAAATACTGCAAGAAAAGACAGATATTCAAGTTTAGCATATGGAAATTATTTGTGTAATCTGATAATCGAAGAAAAGCTAAAATCTGATAAATCTGAAAATCAATTTGTATTTTTTAATTAGAAAGGAAGTGAGAAAATGGAAAATTCTGATAATGGTGTAAATCAAAATCATATAAACTTTGCTTCAAGACAAAAATCTTTATCTGAGGTTAGAAGCATTGAAGAAATAAACAAAAACTATTACAAACCATCAAGCATAAGTCCTTTACAGTTAAGCAGAATACTTGATAAGCCTGAATCAAACATATCCTCACTTCAAGATTTATCGGTCAAAATGACTCAGCTTAATGGTATGCTTAAAGAATTTATTAACTATAAGTCATTAATTCTTACTCAAGACCACTATATCTTTTCTTCTGATAGTTTTAGATACAAAGACAAAGACGCAATATGGAAAGATGAATTAAAGGTCGCTCAATATCTGGAAAAATTTGGGATTAAAACCTTAATGAGATGGATAACAAAAAGATTATTTCAAAATGGTGAGGTTTATATATATAAAAGAGAAACCAAAGATGGTATGTTAATTCAAGAAATACCACAGAAATTATGTAAGATGGTTATGCTTGATGAATTTGGTATTTTTAGATACGGGATAGATGTGTCTAAGATATCTGAATCACAGTTGGATTATTTTCCTGAAGAAATCTCAAAGGCTTATATAAAATATAAAAATTCAAAAGACAAGAAGAATATCAAGGGATTTAATGGAGATTATTATGTAGTTGGGGAAAATGGTGCTGGTTTTCAGTTAAATCAATGGGAAAGCAAAGGGTTGCCATATTATTTACATTTATTCTCTGTTCTTTTAAATTTATCTGATGCTGAAACACTTGACAATGAGAATAATAAGCTTGATAACTATAAATTATTATATCAACAACTACTTCACGATGAAAAGACAGGGAAAATGCAAATAGATGCTGATGTCGCAGGTGCTTATCACGAAGCTATAAAAAGCACACTTCCTAAAGGTATAGGTATTGTAACAACGCCTATGAAATTAGATTCTATAACTCTTGGAGATGGAAAACTCAAAGGATATGAACACGTAAATAACATAAAAAAGAGTGTCTATGATAATGCAGGGATATCTGATGATTTATTTAATGGAAATGCAAAGACTAAAGAAGCTATAATGCTTAGCTCTATAATAGATACATTAGTTCCGATTGAAATTCAAGGACTTGTTGAAAAATGGCTTAATTATGAGTTAAGACAAAAATTTAAAAAAGGTGGATGGAAAGTTAAATTTTTAGAAACTTCTTATTACAATAAGCAAAATGCAATAAAGACGGAAAGAGAAAATCTTGCCATATATGGGTCTAAGAAAAAATATTTGGCAACTCAAGGATTTAGTCCTCTTGAATCTTTAAATATTCTTTATAGTGAATCAATATTAGATTTAGAAGAATACATGACCCCTATGCTTACATCTCACACTATAAGCTCAGATAAAGCAGGTAGACCCGAGGGAACAAATAAAGATGGAGAAATATCCTCCAGTGAAGGATAAGAGGTGATTTTATGAAAGACCTTTTTTTAATATCTAGGTATCCCAAAGATATGGAGAAAGCTGGATATTTTAGAATTAAAAAATACAGAATGACTGAATCTGATGATATATACATATATTCAAATACAGGTTCTTGGAATAAATTAAAGGATAAAACAAAGAAAAACATTATGTATACACACAAGCTATTCTTGTAGGGGCTACCCTACTTTTTTTATATTCAAAGAAAACAAATAATAAAATTGGAGGTAAAGATTTTGAAAAGAAGAGCCAATATGAGCTGTTTATTTACTCAATCTACAGAACCAATTAGTTCAAATCTAGTTCCAGTAAAGATAACTCTTTTACATGATAATCAGAATAGAAATTATACTGATATAAGTATTGAAGCTATAAGAGAGGCTGAGCCTAGTCTTAAGAATAAACCTATCTTGGCTTATATAAGAAAAGATGAAAACGGAGAGTATGATTTTGCTGGACATGAAATTGAAATCACATTAACTGATAATGGTATCAAAGAAACCTATCTTGAAAGACCAGTAGGTATTATACCAGAATCAACAAGGGTTGAATACACGTCAAAAGATGGAAAGATCTATGTGAGTTGTACGGGATATATCTATAAAGATTATTCAAACGAAACCTTGGAACTTATAGAAAAAACAAATGGAAAATGTGTAAGTGTTGAATTAGCAGTTAATGAAGGTTATTCAGATGTGGATAATATATTCCATATAACCAAGTTTGATTACTTGGGCATAACTATATTGTCTGATGATATAACTCCTGGTATGGACGAAAATTGCAGGCTTGAACTATTTGGGAATCTTGATGATTACAAAGAATTTATAAATAAAGCAAAAGCAGATGTATATTCTTTTGAAAAAGAAGAATATAATGCAGAAGAAAATAATACTGAGGAAGAACCACAGAAAACAGAAAATGAAGATACAACTGAAGATAAAAAGCCGATTGAAGACACAGACATAGAAGAATCTAATAATATAAACACTCAAGAATTAGATTTATCTATATTTAAAGATTTGTTTGAAACAAATATTAACTCATTAGAAGTTTTAAAAGGACTTTTTATTTCCAGAATAAATGAGTTAGAAAAAAAATTATCGGTTTTGGAAAAATATAGAAACGACAATGAATATTCTAAAAGAGAAATAGAAGTTAAAAATATTCTTGAAAAATTCTCTATTGATGAGGATTCTGTTGTAGAAATAAAAGAAAAAGTGCTGTCTTTTGAAGCTACGTTAGAAGATTTTGAAAAGGAACTTTATGTAATAATTGGAAAAAATGCACTAAAGAATAACAAAAAACAGAATTTTTCTTTTAAAGGCATAAATTTAAATAATACTGAAAAAAATAGAGAAAAAGAGAAACTTTACAATGGATTACTAGATAACATTCTAGGTTGTAAGTAATAATTTTACGGAGGTAATAGTATGGCATTAGTAAATATAACAAAAAATCCATTTTCTGAACCAATAAGCGTTAGGTTTGGAAATAATACACCTACTAAGAATGGTGCGTTTGTAACAATAACAAAGGATAAGGCAGAAACAGAAAAAGATGTATTTAAGGCAGATGCTTTTGGGGATGGCAAGAAACCTGAGCTAGAGATAGCTGTCATAGCTGAGTCATTCCACCCATATCAGAATGAGAACGAAAATGATTTAGTTATAGAACAGAACAAGGTGTATAGAGCATTTCCTATAAAGCATGGACTTGAGATAGCAGTTTCGCAGGCAGATTTCATACATAATACTGTCGATGTTGGCGATGCAGTAAAACCACATCCAAGTTCTCACAAGTTGGTTAAGGATACAGAAGGTACAAGTGCTATAGGTTATGTAATAGGAACACCGGTTCTTAATGGTCAGAAATCTGTAGAAATAAGATTTATATAATTTGCGAGGTGATATAGATATGAATAAGGATTTGAAGAGTTTAGCACTAGATATATATACTAAGAAGGTTCAGACATTTTCTACAGAAGATGGTTCAAAGATAGATGCGAACGATGCACTGAGAAAATTGTTTGATGAAAAGACAGGTGGGGATAGAAGTCCAAGAGCCTTTAACAAGATAAAAGATGAATTTTTTGAAATATTAGAAGTTCTTGTAACTGAAGGAACATCTAGTATAACTAGAGAGGTATTCTCACCTATTATGGAATTTAAAGATACATCTTATGGTGAGAAACCTAAGTTTGTAACTAATAATCCTGAACTATTTGATGTTTCTGTTATAGCAGCAAGTAATGATAATATAAGAAGGCAGAGATTGTTTAATGGTGAAGTTCCTACTACTCCATTTGATTTAGGTCTTGCCGCTTATACTGAATATGATGCTTTTATGCTAGGAAAGATAGATTTAAACAATCTAGTTGATAGGGTTGTAGCTTCTTTTAACAAGAGAATAGCAGAACTTATTGGAGAAACTTTCGCAAAGGGATATGACAGTATAACTGTTGATGAATTAAAGGTTACACATTCAAATGTCGAAGAAGGCAAGCTTTTAGAACTGTGCGAGAAAGTTGGTAACGGTGCTGTTATATATGGCACTAAAATAGCTCTATCAAAAATACCAGGAATTGAAAATTTTGCCGTTGATTCTACAGATATCAGAAATGGTGGATTTGTCACTAAGTTCAAGGGTGTTAAGTGTGTACAGTTGGAAAACGTTTATAATAAGGATACTAAGAAATTCGCTATAGCAAATGACACTTTATTTGTTATTCCTGAAGGAGATAAGATTCTTTATGGTGGATTTGAAGGGGAAGCATGGATAAACGATAATCTTGATAACGGGCATAGAAGGCTTGATAGACAGTTGGAATTATCTTATGCTAGAAAGTTCCATCTTGGTATTGCAGTTGCAAATAGATATGGGGCTTACAAGATACAGTAATAGTTATGAGGGGAGTTTCTTCCCCTTTTTTTATTAAGGAGAAAAATATGGCAAAGATTATTAGAAATAAGGTTAATAATAGAGCAGAAAATAATCCCAAATATTTTGAAATTAAGAGATGGATAAATGAAAATGAGGATTATATAACAGCAGAAGTTATAAACCTTACAACAGGTGTTACTTGTTTTTTAGATTCAAGAACAAAAGAGAGACTAGAATGGAACGAAAGCGGAGATACCAAGATAATATCTATGAAAAATATATTATCAATGTTGGGAAGCTCAAGAGGTCTTTTAAAATCTCTTTCTTTGGGCATTGTTGAATTTTTCAATACAGGTGAAGTTTATTCTTTTGAAGAAATAATAGCTACCCTAGGATTGGATTTTGCTTACGCTCCATTTGATTACAATATAACAAATATAGACGGACTTATAATTGATTCAAGTTTAGATGAATTTGATACCTTTTGTAATAAACTATCTATAGATATTCTTCTTTTGGTTTTTTCAAGATACTTATATCTAAAATCAGAAGGTGAAATAAATGACAAAAACAAAGAAAATATTCTTTCCAATATAACGGGTAAAGGATATTTATTTGAAAATAAATAACTTATTGGGAGGATTCATATGACACAAATAGACATTATTTACGATATATTCCTCTCTCAAATAGATGATGAATTATTTGCTTTGTTAAGACCGAGTATAGCTAGAAGAGAACTTAATAAGTATCTTATTGGTTCTATATCAAAATTTAGAAATTGTAAAAAAGACTTGAAAATTCAAGGATATGGATTTTCATCTTTAAAGTTAGGTGTCGGAGAATATCAACTTTCTCTTCCAAAAGACCATTTAGAAAATATAGAAATTATTGGTGAAGAAACAGGTATTGAATATAAAAAAGGAATAGATTGGGATGTCAAAGATGAATTGATTGAATTTGAAAGCCCTTTATCTGAACCAGTAGAAATATGTTTTTATAATAATGGATATTTTGAAACCGATTTAACATTTGATGAAATGTTTATACTGGCACAAGGAATGATATTTTATTGGTTACACCCTAAACTAAATAGAGAGGATAATCTAAGACAGCTTGTGACTGATAGTGATTTTAAAAAGCTATCAGGAGCAAATATGCTAGATAAGGTTATCAAGCTTTATGAAAATACTAAAAATGATTTAGAATCGAATATAATTGCTTATTCATATAAAAATATAGGAGGATTTAACTAATGTCCTTTAATGATATGTGTATGAATGATTATAAAGATAGAGTTCTAAGAAATAATAAATTAAGGTCTTTAAAAGATGTTGAAAAGCAAAGAGCAATAGATGGTTTTAAAAAATATCTAAACACATCTATAACTGCACATAAAGTAAAGGTTACAGATGTGGACGAAGTTTGTATAACAAGCAAGACAAAGACTGCTCTTATAGCTATTAACGATATAGCGAATAATGATGATACTTCACTTGATGAAAAAGAGATATTTACAGAACTTGACTTAAATGTAGGTGTAGGGTGTTATGTTAGGTTTGATAATTGCGATTGGCTAATCACTTTTCAAGAACACCAGCCTATAGGTGCTAAAAAGCAATTTATAATGAGAAGATGTAACGGGTCTTTTTCAATTAAGCATGAAGGAGAAATATATAAGATTCCAATATCTACTGAAAATCTTACAATGTATTCAGATGGTGTGGCTGACGGTCTGTTTATGTCTCATATGGATTCAAAAAAACAAATTTGGTATGGTTCTAACCCAGTTACTAGGACTATATTAGAAGGATTTAGAGTTCTATTAACACATAGAACGGCTTTTAGGATTACGCACATAAACGATTTTGAATACAATGGTTTAATTAAATCTCTTATCCTTCAGACAGCTGTAATTAAAGGTGACAACTACTCTACCCTACTTGCCAATAATGAAAGTTATTATAAGACTTTCTACGCAGACGATAATGAGGAAAGCCCAATAATACCAGAAGATAAAATCATAGGTAACACTAAAATTATAATTGGTGAGCAAGTTGAGTATACTATAAAACTATCTTCAAAACATACTGGCATTAAATGGGATATTGAAGAAAATGAGGCATTTACCATATTATCACAGACAGATTCAAACATTGTTATTCGTGGCTCTAATAACTTTAGATTAATAGGTAATAAGATAAGAATAAAAGCTATAGACAAGAACTCAGATGAATTGATTGATAGCACAACAGTTACATTAAGGAGGAAATAAAATGGCTTTAATAGGATATTGTAATAGGGTTACAACAGATATTTATTCTAAAATTATGGAGTCAGATATAATAACTAAACTTCTTTACTATAATAATGAACTTGACTTAGAGATTGAAGAACTACCAAAAGTTGAAAATCCTGTAGGAAAGTTAAAAAACAAAGTTTTTATGAATAGAAGAATAGAACAACTTCAAAGGGAGTCTGATATTATGGTTAGTATAAGTATTTATAGTAAAGAAAATTGGAAAGAAATGGGACACTCTCATGATGCCACCTTAAAAAATATTATAGAGATTGGAGTTTGTGGACATCAAAGTTGTGATGACACTGTACATGGTTCGAGAGTATTGGCAATAATAGAAGAAATCATAAGGGTTCTTAATGGTTTTAGTATTGACAGTATAGGAAAAACATCCTTTTTGAATATGTATAAAACAAAGGATTTGCCAATAGAATATAATGGTTATCTGATGTACTTCAGAACAGATAATATAAAAGGGGGTTATTAAATGTTAGAAAATAAATTGGTTGCAGGCTTGGATATAGACTTGTCTACTTATAGTCTAGGGATAATCAAGCAACCGACTATAAAACAGCTTATTGAACTACCATTTGATGATTCCGATATAACATACCCATTTATTGCTATTGAACAGTATTATAGTCAGGCAAAAGAATATATAGAAGAGAATAAATCAGAACTAGATTTTTCAAGAATGGATTGTTTGAATCCGTTGGAAATGACTTCAAAATCTTTAATATCAGAAGAATATGACAGAGATATACAAATAAATTACAGAGATGTTTTTATAGAAAGAAAAAAGAGATATAGTTTTTTAGAAATATATTTTTTAGTGTTATCCCTTTTCTTTGATTGTAGTATTTCAGATTTTTATATTAATAATATTAATGGTAAAATTCTTATAACAATCAAAGACAAAGCTATAATAGATGAACACAACATCGAGGTCTTGAACAAAGTTATATTAAAATACTTTAAAATAGATATTGATTCTCTTTTAGAAAAAAAAGAAGATGATTGGATAGAAAACACTGGAAGTAAAAGAGAAAAAGAACTTATAAAAAAGTTTAAAGATAAAGAAAGAAAACGTAGAGAAAAAAGTATTCTACATTTATGTGATTATATAAATATAGTAGTTCATCAAGATAAAAGAAACTACTTGGATATATTAAATTGGACTTATTTTCAGTTAATTTCAACCATAGAAATAAGTAGATTGAAACAGAGTTTCGATATAGGCATGAGAATATTAACTACAGGAAAAGGATTGATTAAAACTGAGGATATAGTTGATTGGCAAAAAGAATCTAAATTAAAAATAGACAACTCTATTTATTAGGGGTTGTCTATTTTTTTATAAAAAAAATATAAGAAAGAGGTATGATAAATGAGATTTGCGATAAAAGATGCTGCTAATATACTTATGGTTAATAAAGCAGATGGTAAGGTATTTCTTTATTCAGAAGATGCAAACAGTTTTGATTTAAAGTTTAGTGCTGATGAGGTCTATGCTAAAGCAAAGGGTAATAAATGTATAGGATTTGACGGTGAGGTAACTGCTGAGTTAAAAATGGAATTTGAGGTTATTCAGTTTAAACATCTTGCCATAATGGCATCAAGTGATGTTGAAACTCCAGAAAAATATAAGGCTGGTCTGTTTAAAAAGGTTACCTTAGATGAAAGTAAGAAGGCTACAATAAAAGGTGTTAAGCCAGTTGAAGGTTCTGTCTCAGCTTTTAAATTAGACCCTATAGATGGACAAACTATACTAGGTAAGGAATTAACTGTAAAGAAAGGTGACGACTCAAGTGATGGTTATGTATTAGACCTTTCAGCTGATGAAAGTGTAAAGCAGGGAGATTTAGTACTTGTTTACTATATGGAAGAAAAGGCTAAGATAAATCTAATTAAATTCTCTACTAAGAGTAAGTCTCCTAACTTTAAGATTGAAGCTGATGTTGCTTATAAGGCTTATGATGGTAAAATGATGGCACTTCACATGACTATACATAATGCAAAAGCTAAGAAGAATGCTGAATTGTCACTATCTACTGATAACCCATCTAAATTCCCAATGGAACTAGACATCTTCCCAGACATAAACGGGGATTATATAGACCTTGTATTCTTAGATGATGAAAAAGCTTCAATCAGTTCATTGGTTGAAAAGCTAGACCCTAAGATAAAATTAAAGTAATTTTTTTAATTACACCTACCCTACCCTATTTTTTGGGTAGGGTAATTTTTTTGGATAATTGTTTTTAACTTTTATTTATTTGCTTGATTGTATCAAACACTTAAATAAACATTAAAAAAAAGAAAAGAGGTGATTATATGGTCTTTCATTCTGATAAATTTATTTTTGATGGTAAAACTTCGTCTTCTGAAGGCATTGCACTTATAGATACATCTAGTAACGACGTTTTAATGGATTATGGCATCCCGTTTTCAAACAAAATAAGAGTAGAAAATTCATTTGGAGGAAATCCATTTTATACATACGAAGATTCCCCACCAGATACAATTACTTTGGAATTTTGTCTGTTAGAGAATGATTCAACAGGTGCTATATGGACTGAAGAACAAGAAGAAAGAATACTTAATTGGTTGGTTCAAGACAAGTTTTGTGAATTTCAATCTATGGATTACCCTGATTTGTATTTTTATCTTATAGCTACAAAAGTAAAAAAGAAAAGAAACCATGAATTAAGAGGTATTCTTGAGATAGAATTTCAGCCTTATTATAAGCATCCAATAAAAAAAATAAAAAAGGCAACTGAGGTCTCCGATGAAAAGTCTATTACTATAAATAATTCATCTATAAGCGAAAAGAAAGTATATCCTATATTTTCAATAGAAGCATTGGATAACACAGAATGTATTATTGAGAATACAAGTTTTAAGAATAAAAAACCCTTAAAGATTTCCTCTTTAAAAAAAGGTCAAAAAATTATTATTGATAATAGTATGCACTTAGTTATAGGGGAAAATGATGAAAATTTATTCCACCTAGTTGATAGGAATTGGGTTTATTTAATTAAAGGGGAAAATAATCTCAAGGTAAATGGTAAAGTAAAAATAGAAATACAGTGCAATTTGGAAGTTAAACTATAATACAAGGAGAAAAAAAATATGGAAAAAATTAAGTTAAGTAATTTAAATAAAATAGAAAAATATAGAGCGATAATCCCCGTTTTTAATTCAGATAATGGAGAATATGTATATGTTTTAAATCCTAACACAGAAAATATGCAGCCCATCATGGACTATTTTAACTCTGTTTGGAATGGAGATTTAGAAGAAAACGAAGATGTGGCTTATAAAATCTTAATTGATAATTTTACTAATATAGAAGTAGATGACAAAATAAACTTTGATACAAAAGATATAGTTTTATCAGAGGTGCTATTCCATTTAACAATAATATTTAATCAGTGTTTAAATATATGTATTTTGGCAAATATAAATGGAATTTTAGAAGATAGTAGAGATAAAGCAGAAAAAGAACTAAATAGATTAGCTAATGATTTAGAAAAATCAGAAGAAAAGAAAGAGTAGGTACAAAATGGTATTTGGGTCTATAGAAGAGTGTGAGGCATATATAAGAAAATGTATGGCACAGACTGCTCAATTTATGGGAACTGAGGCAAAAAAAGAAGGTAAGAATATATTAAAGTCACAGGTTGGGGGTATATCCGGACAGCTATTTAATGCAGTTGAAATTACAGCTTGCTCACCTTCTCTTATAGAGGTAAGCATAGAAGATACAGGAAGTGCTGCACTAGGCTCTTGGCAATCAATCCTTTTAGATGGTCGTCCTCACTTCTTTCCAATGCATGGTCTTGAAACAGGTGGAACATGGTCTGGTACAAGACGTGGTAGGAAAAAGACTCACATCATGGCTGATTGGAATGCTTGGGCTGGTTCGAGATGGAAAAATATTTTTTTACAAAAAATGAGGTCTTTGGGCGTTCCTATTGGTTAGATAAGGTGGTGATTATTTGTCAGAGTTTAAAATAGCCTCTAATTTAGATTTGAGTACTGATGAAGCAAAAGCAAAACTCAAAGAATTAGAAAAAGGCAATATTAAGAAAAAATTAGAACTTGATACAGGTAATATAAACAAAAATATTCAAAATCAAGTCAAAGAAAGAGAAAAATACGAAAAAAATTCTTTAGGTAATCTTGAAAAATCTAAAACTAAAACACTTGATAACCTACATAGAAAAAGGCTAAAACAGGAAGCAGAATACCAAAGAGCAGTTTCGGATTCAGCTAAAAAGACAGCTTCAGATAAAATAAAACAGACTGAAAAAGAAATAGCTAATGAATCTAAAAAACTATCTAGGCTTGGTAAAAGTTATGCAGATTATGTTAAAGGTATCAATAGTGGGTTTAAATTTGACAGGAATACAAAAGAGTTAGCTAAAGGTTTTGCTCAAGCTGAAAAGGATGTTCAAAAAATAAAGAATACTATTAATTCTATAGAGAATCCTTTAGCAAAAAGTTTTAAAAATACAGCACAAAATCAAAGTGATTCTATTTTAAAAAGCATCAGAAAAAATACAATGTCAAGTGATAATTTAAGAAACATAGAAAGACGTTCAGCGTCTCTACAAAACTATGTTAAAAACATAGGAAAACTTGACAAGATAGAAAGAAAAGTAGGCTCTAAATATTTCAAAGCAAAAGATAATTTAGATGGGTTTTCCAATATTATTACACAAGATAGGGCAAAAAAAATATCAAGAAACTTGTCTAATAAATTTGATAGTATTAAGCCAACTACCGTTAGTGGTACGACAAACACTCTAAAAGAATTTAATGCTGAATTAGGAAAAACAGAAGTTCAAACAAAGGGCTTAAAAAAACTAGATAATTTAACTAGGAGATTATCTAGTTTTGAGAATAATTTAAAACCAAAAGAAATAAATAAATATAGAAAAGCATTGGTTGACCTATCTAAGGCTGATAACATTGGCTCAGGTAATTATATGGGTAGGCTAAAAGCATTAGATACCCAAATGACCGTTGCTAGTAGATATAGAAGCTCTATGGATAGGTTTAGGAATGATTTTAGAAGTTCATTCCTTGGAACATCTGTAGGATATTTGGCAGGGGCTGCATTAAGAAGACAAATAGGTACTATGGTCGAAACCTATAAAGGTCTAGATGCGTCTATGACAAATGTTAAAAAGGTAGCTAAGGCTGCTGATGTTAGAACCAAGAAACAAATAAAAGGAATACAAGATTGGGCTATTAATACTGGTAAACAAGTCGGTATGAGCTCAGCAGACATACAAAATTCATTAGCTACATCTATCCAATCAGGTATGGGTAGTATGAAATCATCAATGGCAGTGGCGAGAAAATCTATGATATTAGCTAATGTTGGTGATATGAATAAAGATGAAGCAACTAAAGCAGTAAATACTTTAGTTAAGGCTTTTGGTATCACTCCTCTTGCAAAGATAAAAAGGGGCATTAAGGGCATAGTTAAAGAAACAACCCAGTTGGACGATGCTTTGAATAAGATAAATTATCTTGGAAATAATTACGCTATATCTTCGGCAGGTGTTGCTGAAGCAATACAAAATGGCGGTTCTGTTTTATCTAATTATGGTATTTCTTATGCTGACTCTATGGGTCTAATTACGGCAGCAAATGAACCACTACAAAATCCTAAAAAGGTTGGTAATGGTTTAAAGTCTATAGCTATTAACTTTGCCGGTATGGCTGCAAGTGCTAAAGATGGAAAATTACAGCTTAATAAAACAGCAAAAGCCTTAAGTGAAATTGCAGGTATAAACGTGTATAAGGACAAGGCAAAGGGACAGCTTAAAAACATGGTTCAATTGCTTGACGAGTTACACCCTAAGTGGAATAGATTAAATGATGACCAAAGAGCCGGATTGTCTGAAGCCATCGCTGGTAAACATAGAGCAAATGTATTCCAAGCCTTGATGGGAAATTATGAACAATTCAAAAAAATAAGAAAAGAGTTCGCACAGGGTGATGATTTTGGCTCAGCAGAGAAAGAAAATGCTAAATATGTGGACTCTATAGCAGGCAAGGCTAATAAATTAAAAGAAACCATGACATCTGTCGCAACATCTTTGTTTAGCACCGATATGGCAAAGAGTGGGCTTAATGGGCTTATTAAGTTTGGTGAGGGGCTAGAAAAAGTAATTAAATGGGCAGATAAAACTAACACTACCCTACCCGTTTTAATGGCTGG